TTTCATTGATTTTTGAATTTCTGCTGTTAATAATAATTGGTTCATTTCAAATAACTGTGATTGATATTTAAAAGGTGCAGCTTTTATTGCTTTTGTTCCAGCTTCATATATTTTATTTGCGTCATAAAAAATATTCATAAAATCACTTTTATAGTATTACTGGTCGTAACCAAATACATAATGATTAGCATTTATCGACTTTCACAAGTCGAAGGGATAATCTTTCCTTTCCTTTTCCCAATACTACACGATGGAATCTAGTCCACAAAAAAATGTATAGGTTGTGAAATCGGGACGAACGCCATTCGAGTTAGAAGCGTTGTTGTTGTTGACATTACCGTTGTTGTTCACATTAGCGAAGTTCGCAGAAGAAACCACATGTAAAGATTACCCACTAATTTATTATTTTATATTCTTAAGAAATCTATTATCAGATTGCCTAAGAGATTTTATCATATTAAATTCTTTTTGAATTTCCAATACTAAATTTGTAAATCTATTAAGATCGGCATACAAACATTCTCCTATATACTGTAATTCATCTTGTAACGCATTGCAACACGCCATAGCTCTATCCATTTCTAAACGTCTTTCTTCAAATTCAGACATATAACTTGGAAATATTGTATTTGCCATTCTTAAATGTTGGCTTATTCCGCACGCATAATCAATTACTTTATTGGTAGAATGTTTTATTTGTTGTTTAAAATAATCATACGTTCTTTCTTTAATTCTTTTTTGTTCATCATCTGGAAACATTTTTATTTTTTCTGCAATGATATTTTCTATTTTTGTTTCACTTATATAAAAATTATTTTCAGCTAATTTTGTAACAGCCTTTCTTATTGAATACGCAGTATGTATTGTTTCTAGTTTTGATTCTTTCCTATTACTCTTTTTTATATCTGACATACCTAAATAATACTAATTACTCCTTTTTTTATTATTTATAAAGAAGTATATCATTATTTTTTTATAATTTTAACTATGCTTGAAATAACTGCATTATATGACAGGGCATAAAGCCCTGTCGATGTCTGATTAGTAGATTAGGAAAGCGGGACGAACGCCACGCGAGTTAGAAGCGCCGTTGGCGTAGACATGACCGCTGGTGCCCACATAAGCAAAGGCCGCAGAAGAAACCACATCTCTTAGCCACCATGACTCTCTACCTCCAGCGTCATTTAAAGCAACTATTTTACTTTTATCTAACTTGAATAATGATAATTGCGACTTATCTATTGTATAGTTTGTAGGTATATTTGTACCATTCGTAACATTATGAAATATATTGCTACCATATACCATAAGTTCATTCATTAATTCTATATCTGAGTCAACCCATGCACCGCCACTTTCATATCCATTACTTACCGCATTAGGCAAATAACTTCTATGTGTTAGAATATGTCCTGTTTCAAAATCATTTCTAATAATATTTTTATATGTTGCTAAATGCGTTGTATACATTTCACTTCCTGTATATGCTCCTGTTGTAATATTAGTAGAGTTCATTTGTGCTGTTCCTATATTTCTATCTGGTATCATTAAAACATGATGAGTTGTACACTCTGTATCTCCACAGTGAAGTCTATAATCTAAGTCTGCTACTATATATTTTCTATTACTATTTTTCCCTATGATATAATCTCCTACAAATATATCATCAAATGTTCCTGCAGCTATTTGTTCGCTTAATGTTCCATCATAGAATAAGTCTGTTATATCTTGCCCTCTATAAATAGAATTATGAGCACCTGCATTTTGTGGTATTAACCCACTTAATAATTTGGATAATAGCACTTTTTTAGTTTTTCCATTTGTAGTATCTACAATTGGAATTACATCATTATTATTTATTGTTAGTAATTCTTCTAATTCTGATATTTTTTTAATCATTTTTACCCTCCTTTTACATTCCGCAAGCTAGATATTCATTATCTTCTGTTACTAGATAATCTCCATCCTCTGTTACTATTGCAGAAATTGATTCCATCAACATTTGTGTTAAATTATCTATTTGTAATTGCAAGTTTCCTGCTGCATCTTCAGATAATTGGTCTTTCATTTGTTGAAACCAAGTATCAAATGCATTTTCTTCTTGAGAAAAGAAATTTGCCATTGCTTGCTTAAATTCTGTAAAATATTCATCGTGTTCCGCTTCTTGATCTTCATAATATTTTTGATATGCAGCCTGCCATTGGGCATATAATGTTGAAGTATCTACTTGGTATATTAAACTTGTAACCCAAGGACATTCATTACTTCCTCTGCAGTCTGTTATTAGATCTTGTGTGACTTTTACACAAGAAGGACTAATAATTATATCAGCTAATCTTAACTCAAAAATATTTTCCTCAGTATTAATTTCTGGATGTACAGGATTACTTGAAGCAGACCCCTGTCTATATACTATATTTCCTACTCTTCCTGCTTGTGTTTTATCTACTTGAGCCACTATACTGTCTATTCTTGATAAAACTTCCGAGTTTTGTGATATAGTTATTATCAAGTCGCTTGGATTTTCAAACCATTTGTCCCCAATTATTGCATTACCTGCGGAAACTATTACATTCATTCCATTATTTGCAGAAAATACTTGTAAATCATCGGATGCTTCGCCCTTTGGTGTTGCAAAAACACCATTGCTTACTAATCTTCTGTAAGGTCTATTCATATCATCTGCAGAATAAGTTCTATCCTCATTTATTGCATCAAAAAATCCTGCATTTACATTATATTTTACATCGCTTGACATATTTTCCTCCTTTTAAACATTTTCAAATGTAGGCTCCATTGAATATCCATTTTCATTTCTGCTTTCTATTATTTCTGTTATTCTCGCATTAACTGACATTCCATATTCATTCAATATTCTTACAATATCGCCTAAGTTATAATCTTTTTTGTATATATAATTAACACCTGTGATAATTTTTCCAGAGAAGGATGTAACCTGTACACATTCTGACATTTTTTCATATCCCACACCTTTTAAATTTTCAGTATATACATTATTACATAGTTTTACCTCTTCTACTTCTCCTTCTTCGTTCTTTGTGATAATTGCTATGTTATTTCCATTTACTTGATAATAAATTACATTGTTAATTGTTTTTTCTATTCCATTTGGATAACTACTTACAAGTTCATCATAATCTATTGTACTTGAAACATCTCGAGCATCAACATACAATTCGTTTCTGTCAATTCCTCTTTCACTTCCAATAGTAGTCGTTTTCCTATCTACTCCTTCGCCTTCTCCTGCTATTAATGCAACATTTTTAATATTGCTATTATCTTCTACATAATCCGTGGTTGATATATTGTCATAGTTTTGTGAAAAAGTAATATACTGACTTCTATCTTCTCCTTTATACAATGAAAAAACAAAGTTACCATTTTTTATAGTAACTTTGTATCCCCATCCAAATTGTTGACAAATTTCTTGTACCTTATCTCCTATATAATCATATGTTACTTGTTCTCGAATAGTTTCAGTAAATCCTTTTTTGTCATCAAGTATAAAATTACTAATTTTACGATTAGGATCCTTTGGATTAATAAATGCATCGGTAATTAGCTTTCTTATGTAGTCCTCAGCTAACCCATTAAAATTAGTTTGATTCATAACTATTCTTTTATTTAGAATATCTTTTATATCTGTACCTGTAATAATTATTTGGTCTCCATTTTCTTCATCAGTCTGTATCTCTATCTTCTTAATTTCACAGGACATTTCGTCATCTTCACGAGAAATATACCTACATTCTTTTACTTTGTTTAAATTTTCTTTTGATGCTTGAATAACTAATTCACAATCTCCTAATGTATTATATCTTGGTGACCATATAGCACTTGAATATGTGTCAATTATATATATTTTTTTTAAGTTTTCATCTAATAAATATAGTTCCTCCATAACTAAACTCCTAAATAAACCTTATAGTAATTAAATTGAATATCTACTGACATATCAGAAGTTCCATCATCAGCTAAGAAACTAAAATTATTGTCTCCTATACCTAATTGAAAGAAAGTGGATCCACTTCTTACATAAGGTATTAAATTATATGCTAAAGCATCTCTAGTTAATATAACTGATTTACTTCCTCTATTGCAATTTATAATCAATTTATCGTTTGCCATAAAATTATAATCTATTATAAAATTCTGGCCATTATCTATGTTACGAATTTCTAATTTATCTACTCTGCCCATAAATGTTACATTAACAATAAGACCTGTTTCGCTCTCACTTTCATTAATAACATTTGTTATTTTTTCTAATTCTATTTCTGAAAAAGCGATTGGTTCTCCTATATTTATTGAAAATGGAAAAGTAAATTTTTTTAGAGCCTTTGAGATACTTTGTACTATTGTTTCTATATCTTTAAAATATGGATCTGGGCATAATATAGAAATTTGTGCAACTTGTTTTTGTGTAAAAATAGGAGCTTCAAAGGCTTGTACATATCCTTCAATATATACATCCCTTTTGTCATCAGTATAATAAATTTTACACCAATTCTTATTTCTAAAATATTGATATAATGTTAATCTATTGGTTTGAACATCTCCATTAATATAAACGGTGATAACTATTTCTCTATTAGGTATTTTAGAACTATTAAAAGCTGAGCCATCTCCATTTGCAAAATCTGATGTATTTATCGTTGCATTTGGAGGATTCAAACCTTCAACATTAGTTACTTGAAAATTTGTTTCATCATTTGTAAGTTCTAAAATCGCACCTTTAGCATTTTCAACTTTTAAACTAAACATATTTTCCCTCCTATTTTACTGTTACTAGGTTTAATAAGTTTTTTGTTTGTCTATATAATTCTAATCTTGAAGGTTGTTTTGGAGTATTTATTACTTGAGTAAAATTATTTACATTCGATGTTGTATTAGATACATTATTTATATTTGATGCATTGGTTTTTACTATTTGGTCTTTCATTTCATTGGCCACAGCTTTTATCCAATGTTTATTTCTTTCAAGTGGTACTACAGCCTCAGCACCAGAACCTTCTAATAATCCAACTTCTCCTTTTCTTAATACTCCACCCTTTGCAAGTCTTGGAAGATTAACTCTATTAAAGTTACCTATATTTACTCCGGGTATATTATTAATTAAATTTATTGCACCATTTATCATATCAATACCTTTATTAATTACATTTTCAATCATTGATATAATACCATTAATTCCTGACTTTACTGCTCCTCCAATGGCATCTCCTATTGTTGTTCCTAAACTTGAAAATTTATTACTAATTGTATTCCAAAGTCCTCCAAAGAAGTCTCCTACTTTTCCGAATATACTTGTAATATTATTCCAAGCCTCTTGGAATTTGTCTTTAAACCAGTTTCCTACATTTGAAAATGCACCACTGATACTACTCCATGCATTAGATGCCCATTCTTTGGCTGTTGACCATGCTTTTTTAGAATTTTCATTTGCTTGTGTAAATTTTTCTTTAAACCAATTCCCTGCATTTGAAAAAGCACTTGTAATATTATTCCAAGTATTAGATGCCCATTCTTTAGTATTTGCCCACGCATTTTGTATATTTTCTTTTGCATTAGAGAACTTCTCTCCAAACCAACTACCAACATTTGAAAATACATTTTTTATTCCTTCCCATGCTCCACTAAAGAATTCTCCTAATTGAGCAGGTAATTGTGCAAGTCCTTGGAATATTGCTGTAATAATTTGTGGTATTGCTTTTATTAATTCAATACAAATTTGAGGTATTGCAGTAACAAGTCCCATAAATAATTGTACTGCTCCTGCAATTAATGTTGGTAGATTTTGAAGTAGGGTTGTTACTATTGTGGTAATTATTTTTGGAATTTCTGGAATTAATGCTTGTATAATTTGTGGAATTGCTTGTACTATTCCCATAAGTAATTGTACAGCACCATTTATAATAGCATCTAATCCATTAATTAGTCCATTTACTATTGCTTGTATTATTGTTGGTAATGCATCAATAAGAGCAGCTATAATCTCTGGAATTGCATCTATAATACCCATTAATAATTGTATTGCTCCATCAATTATAAGAGGTATTCCAGTAATTAAGCCATTAACAATACTATTTATAATCTGTGGTAGAGCATTTAAAATAGCCTTAATAACTGTTGGTATTGCATCTATAATTGCCATAAAAAAATCAATCGCTCCTTGAATTAATTGTGGTATTCCATCAACGAGAGATTGAACTATTTGTGGTATTATATTAACTATTTGTACTAAAATTTCTGGTATCATTTGGCCTAGACCTGTTAGCAAACTTTGTATTATTTGAGCTCCTACTGATACTAACTTTGGTAACATACTTAACAATGATTGTGTTATCTGCGGTATTAAATTCATTATGGTTTGAATTACTTGTGGCAATGCATTTATAATTCCTTGTATCAAAGATGTTATTATTTGTACGCCTATGTTTAAGATTGTTGGTAATGCCTCAGTTAGTTTTGATAGTAGCATATCTAAAGTTACAGATATTCCACTTGTCAATAATTCTGCTGCTCCAGTAGTTCCTTCCATTAGACCTCTAACGCCATCTCCAATTTGTTCAAGTCCAGGTAACATTGTATTTACCAAATCAGCAATTCCTTGCTTAAATGCAGTTATTATTGGCATTGCCACTCTACCCATTTCTGACATTGCTGTACTCATATTAGCTGTTGCTTCTCTCGATGCTATTAAATCTCCATTAACATCTTTGTAGGCATCTGCAGCACTTTGATATGTTTTGCTCAATGTTTCTGTAATTAATGTTGCTCTTTCTTGTTCACTATTACATTTGGCTAATTGTTGATTGAATTTATCTTCAGATATACCTGCCCAATTTAAAGCATCAGCTAGAGGACCTGTAACTTGTCCCACTTTTGCAGTTTCGTTAGCCGCTTCTGTTAATCCTTCCAGAGGTAAGCTATCGCCAAATGTTGCATACACACCTGTTGCTATATCAGTCCACTTTGAAAGTTCTTCTTCGCTCTTTGTTAATTTTGCCAAATGGTTTACTGCTTCAACAGACTGATCTGTTTCTCCTAAAATTCCAACCATCCCTTGGAAAGATTTTTGTGCAGTTTCTGTAGAATGACCTGCACTTGTAAAAGCAGCCTCAAGTTTTCCCATATCTTCCATGGTATCTTGTGTTGCTGCTCCAGTAGCCAAAAAACCCGCAACAGCTCCTGCTGCTGCGGTTGCTATACCCATTAAACCTTTTTTAAGTCCTCCACCTAATTTACTTGCTAAACTGTCGCTATTTTTTTCTGCCTTTTGTGCAGCATCTCCTACATCTTTTAATTCTTTTGCTGCCTTATTACTAGATTTGTTCGTATCATTTGAATTATTCTTAACTTCATCAAGTGCATTGCTATATTGCCTTATTTCTTTTTCTGTTTTATTTACCGTTGCTTGCTGATTTAAAATAGTTACTTTTAATTTGTCTGCAATATTTGCATTTGCCGTTTGTTCTTTTTCTACATCTGTAAGAGCTTTTTCATACTTCTTATATTCATCAGATGTCTTTGAAATACCTTGACTTGATAACTGTTGTAGTTTTGTTCTTAATTCGTCTGCCTTTTTTCCGTTTTCTTGTTCAGCTTTTTCTACTGCTTGCAATTGCGATTTGTAACTATCTAATTTTTTGTTTTCTTCAATTAATACGGAATTTAATTGTTTCAGC